CTGGTAGGTGTCGCCCAGAAGGCGGCGCATGGCGATCTGCAGATCTTCATCCGCCGTGATGCGGCTGGCCCAGGGGAAGTTCGCGCGCAGCCAGGCCGGGCTAAGTTCGGTGATGACGGCGCAACGCTGCGTCTGCAGCAGATCGCAGATCACGTATCCGGGCGCGCGCTTCAGCACCTGCACTTCCATTTCGAAGTGCTGCAGGCCTTCGGCGTAGGCGGCATTCCGGAAGGCCAGAAACAGGCGGCCGGTGCCCTTCTTCAAGGGCTGCGCGCGGTGAATCTGGATGGGCGAATGGTAGCGATCGCTATCGAAGGGCGTGCCGTAGCCGGGCAGCATCTCCCACGCGTACCAGCGGCCGGGCAGCAGGGTTAGCGGTGGCGGATCGGTTGGCATGCGTATCCAGACTATCAACGGCGGGCGCGGCGTCGATTGCGGGCTGGGTAGCGGTGCCAGGCAAGCGCGAGGGCGGTGGTGAACGATGGGCGAATCTTTTGCGGTTGGATGCGCAACCATCCGCGCCGCCGCCTTCGCGCAGCCTGTTGACGGCGCGGCCCGGAAGGAGAGCGATCGGTGACGCGATAGGCGGGCGGTGCCGGAAATTTTGCAGGCCGGGGTTAAGTTCCGGGCGTGCGGCCGGTAGACTCGAACAGCATTGTGTTCCCTGCGCGCAGACGGCGCAGGAGCGGCGCCATCCGTGGAAAGCGCCGGACGGGCTCGAAGGCCGTCCTAAAACCGCCGCCAGGCGGCATCGCATGAAGCGGTGAATCCGACTCCCGGTTACCGATCCAGCCCGAAGTGCATCCACCGATCGCGATCGACGCCGCGCGGGGCCGTGTGCCGATCAAGGATCACGCGGGCGAAACGCTTGAATGGGTACCGATCGCCCGGGCGCGGGCGCTGCTTGCGGCGGGGACGGTGGAAATCCTGGGGACGCGCCGGCGGATAAGGGCGCTGCGGTTCCGGCAGGCGGAACCGGTGATGGAACGGCGCTTCTTTCCCGTGCGCAAGGCAGGCTTCGGCGCGCCGCACCGGCGCGAAACCCAGCAGAACCCGCGGGGCTGCTGGCACCTTGAGTTTCTGCGCGAATCCACGCGCAGCCTTTTCACGAAAGTAGTGGACGATTGCCGGGCAGCGTAGATGCGGCGCAAGTGCCGGATGGCGGGCCTTCGCCGTTCGCGGTTTGCGTGGCGGACGAAGCGACCGCGCTGCTTGCGCGGTGTTGCGCGGGGATGCCGTCACGGCACCGGCAGCTGCTGGCCTGGCGGTACCGGGATGCGATGACCTTTGCCGCGATCGCGGGGCGCTGGGGCGTGACGGAAGTGGCGGTACACCGGATGCACGGCAGGCTGCTGGTGACCTTGCGGGCGCGCCTGGCGGAGCTGCGGGTGACGCGGCTGGATGAGGTGATCTAGGGTGGACGGAATTCGAAATCAGGATTACGCGCTGGTGGGCATTGGGGCTCTACGGCCGCACCCGGCGAACCCGCGCCGCGGCGACGTGGGCGCGATCGCGCGCAGCGTGAAGGCCAACGGGTTCTACGGCGCCGTGGTGGCGCAGCAGGGCACGGGCTACATTCTGGCGGGGAACCACCGCTGGGACGCAGCGCGGCGCGAGGGCCTGACGCAGGTGCCCGTGCTGTGGGTGGAGTGTACGGACGAAGAGGCGCGGCGGATCCTGCTGGTGGACAACCGCACGAACGACGGCGCGGGCTACGACGACGAAGCGCTGGCGAAGCTGTTGGACGAGATCCGGGCGACGGATGGGCTGGACGGCACGGGGTGGACGCCCGCGGACCTGGACGCCCTGCTGCAGGGCCTGGGCGATGCGGTGATGGGCGGCAACCCTGCAAGCGAGCCGGGCGCAGGCGAAGATGGCACCGAAAGTGCTGGGGGGGAATCTCCCAGAAGAGACCGAAGATGCCCTCTCTGCGGTGGACCGGGCCGAGGAACTGCAGCAGAAGTGGCGGACGGAGAGCGGACAGCTTTGGGTGATTCCGAGCGCCACGCTGCCAGGGCGTGAGCACCGCATTCTGTGCGGAGACTCCACGAGCATCGAGAGCATATCGAGGCTGCTGAACGGAAGCCAGCCGGTGCTGATGGCCACAGATCCACCTTACGGCGTGAAGTACGACTCCAGCTGGCGCGCCGAGTACTCCTCTGGCGAATACAGCGTGGGAGCGATCGCCAACGATGATCGCGCGGACTGGACGGAAGTCTGGGAGCGTTGGGGCGTGCCAGTGCTCTACGTTTGGCACGGCGGCCTGCACGCGGACGTGGTCTCGGCGAGCCTGAAGACGGCGGGCTACGAGATCCGCAGCCAGATCATCTGGAACAAGGCCGTGATGGTGTTCGGCCGCGGCGCCTATCACTGGAAGCATGAACCGTGTTGGTACGCGGTGAAGAAGGGCCGAAACGCGAACTGGCAGGGCGACCGCAAGCAGACCACGGTCTGGGATTGCGGAAACGGCAGCGGCGCCGGGCGCACCGGGGACACCGCGGATGACTTCCACGCGGCGCACATCTCGCAGAAGCCCGTCGAGCTATTTCGCAGGCCGATCCTGAACCACACCGAGCGAGGCGACGTCGTGGCGGAGCCCTTCTCCGGATCCGGATCGCAACTGGTGGCTGCAGAGCAGCTTGGGCGCGTTTGCGTGGCGATGGAGTTGGAACCGAAGTTCGTGGCGGTAGCGCTGGAGCGGATGGCGGCGCTGGGATGCGAGCCGAGGCTAGCGATGTGATGTGGCTTTGGATAGGGAACGGCGGCCTTGCGACGTCCGCGAAGACAAGGCCGCCGGGTAGTGGAGAGGAAAGCAGGGGGCGGTTTAGGGATAGGCGCTTTGGCGAACCTGAGCGGTATCGCAGGCACTAGGGTTAGCCGGGACCAAGCTAGGCGCCTTCATGACGGTGGTGAAAGCGGTGCACAAGGGACAATCGTTGAGGTTAAGGGAGTGGCCCACTTCATGCATGCCAACGTCGACGACCTGGGGTGTACTTAGGGTGTTGTCGATCTCGCAGTTGCCGTGGCCAAGGCGCCAGGTGTTGTGTGCGGTGGACCAACGCCAGTCGAAGACGCAGCGCCCGGAGACCTCAGGCAGTGCAGCCCAGAGCCACTGAAGCCAGGGGATGAAGGGGGGGTCGTTATTAGGGGGGATGGTTTGCAGTTCGAAGAAGGAAAGATCTGCGTTTGTCGCGGAGTTTAGGTTCTTCCATTTTGTCTGCGCGGATCGAATGGCATCTGCCTTTTCGGAAGGCCAGTAAGTATAGTTGCCAACGAAAAACCCGTTGTACATGATGTAAGCGAGTTGCGTTCCGCGAGGCCAAGCCTGAACAGCGCCGGGCGTGACGGTGGCAGGGGGCTGGTTCACGTTGACCTGGCAGGTTTGGGCTGACGCGAAGAAAGCGCAGAGGAGCAAAGCGGTAGCAATAGCGATGGTTCGGTTGTACATGGGGACACTCCTATTGAGGAAACTGTTTGATAAATTCCGACTCTTCAACGCCGTGAAACGCTGAGTTGCCGGTTGAGACTCTTGATAAATCATCCGCCCAGACGGCATGCAAGCGGCCGTCGTGGAGGCGCCAGACCTTTTTGAAGAAGTAAGCATCGAGGTCTGGCACATAGCGAAGAAAGAAAACATAAGTTTGGCCTTCTTTGAGGTCGTCGCCATAGCCGACGACTTGCCGGGCAGTGAGGCGACCGCTGGGCATTCGCACCATGCCCTTGTTGAACCCCTCGCGAAGAACGGTGATGAGATTTCGATCAGGGACGAGGGGATTGCGCTTGAGGTTGCGGCGGACGTTGACTGAGTACTCGGAATACAGGGATTTGCGATCTTCCGACGCGTGGGGGGTGATGGCGGTGAGGTCACCGATGAGAACGGAGTCGCTGGCCTGGGTTGGGATTTCTGGCAACTCCCGGAGAGTGACATGAATAGGCCCAGGGAGCACGTTCGGGTCATTGGGTTCAAGGGACGCTGAGCCCGGAGGCAGATTGAACTGTTTTGCGCGATTGAGCCGGATGAGGCTCGGGACCGAGTCGGTTGTTTCAGAAAGTGAATAGACAGTTTGCTGCGCGGGCAATGGCCGATAAGCAAACAGTGACGCGGAAAAGCAAAGGGCGATAACTAGTTGTGGTTTTGTCATGGGAGCAATAGTACTGTTGGGAGCTTAGTGGAGTCGGAGAGTGCCGTCAATCGGTTATTGAACGCAGTTGGCGAAATGTTACAGATATAACGTTTCCGGGAGTTCCAGTTGACGACGCGGCGGCGCTGGGATGTAAACCGCGCTTGGCCGATTGAAGCCAGTGGAGAGTGATCGATGCAGAACAATCAAGATCTACCCGTGGATCAGGCGGGGCTGCCGGTGATTGAGCCGGGGCAGACGGTGCGGCAGAATGCGACGGCGGTGAGCGCGCAGCTGGTGCCGGAAGGCGCTGGATCGAACCGCGTGGCGCGGTTTCTTTGCACGGTGCCGTGCTTTATTCGCTTCGGGCTTGACCCCACGGCCACGGTGGACGATCTGCCGCTGGTGGCGAACGTGCCGGAATACTTCGTGGTGCCGGCGGGGCACAAGGTCGCGGTGCTGCGCGGCGGCGGCACAGACGGCATTTTGTACGTGACGGTAGCGCAATGATCTATCCGATGGCGCTGGCGGGCCGGGGTCCGCAGGGCGCGGGGGCCTGGGTGCTGGACCCGGTACCGCCGCCGCTGCCGGAACCGGAACCGGAAGAACCGGAACCGCCGGTGGAGCCGCCGGCGTACGCGTCCGTTGTGCTGGATTTCGCGACGGGCGCGGTGGTGCGCGGCGTGAACGCGGATGCGGTGCACCCGCAGGCTTCCACCACGAAGCTAATGACGGCGCTGCTGGCGTACGAATCCTGCCCGGCGCTGATGGATACGGTGGCGATTTCGGCCGCGGCCGAAGCCACGCTGGGATCGCAGGCCTGGCTGTACGAAGGCGAGGTCTACACGCTGAACCAGCTGCTGCTCGCGCTAATGCTGCCCAGCGGCAACGATGCGGCGCACGCGATCGCGGAGCACGTGGGACAAACGTACCTGGGGGGCACCAGCGCCGCCGATGGGTACGCGCGGTTCGTGGCGCGGATGAACACGCGGGCGGCCGAACTGGGCATGCTTGCGACGGTCTACATGGAACCCCACGGGGGCACATCGGACCTGGCGCACGTGACCAGTGCGCGCGACCTGGCCGTGCTTTGCCGGGCTTGCATGCAGCAGGCGGTGCTGCTGCAGATCGCGGGGACGCTGGAAGTGGGCGCCCTGCCGGTGGCGGGGGGCACGGCGCGGAAACGCTGGACGAACAACACGCGCTTCCTGGGGCGGTACCCGGGCACGGTGGCCGGAAAGCGGGGATGGAACCCGGCCGCGCTGCATGGCCTGGCGGCGTTGCACCAGCGGGGAAGCGAATCGCTGGTGGCGGCGGTGCTGCACAGCGCGGATGCGGAAGCGGATGCGGCGGCGGAACTGGACGCGGCCTATGCCGCGCTGGGCACGCCCCTGGGCGCGCTGGCCGGGCGTGCGGCGGCGCACCACGTCACATGGGCAGGCCAGTGGTATACCTCCGCCTACAATCCGGGCCTTTACCGCGATGGCTACGGCATGTATTGCACCACGGCCTCGGCGCTGAACAGCGCAAGCTACACCTGGTGGGGAACCGGCGTGCGCATCGTGGGTCCGGTGGGGCCCAGCTTCGGGCGGATGGACGTATCGGTGGACGGGGGCGCGGTGACGATGGTGGAGCAATACAGCGCGGCGGCGGCAAAGGGCGCGGTACTGCACGAAATCACCGGCCTGGCCGATGGTCCGCACAGCCTGCTGCTGCAGGGACGCGCGGACAAGCACGCATCCAGCACCGGGCTGTATCACCTGGCGCTGGACGAATTCGAGACCGTGCGGAACTAGCGGCCGCGGCAAGGCGTGATTGCGCGCGAGCGGAAGAATGTGGAGATCTGGGAGCGGCGGCCGGGAGAAAGCGCGCGGGCGTATGCGGCGTTCTGCGTCTACCGGGACTTGGGCACGGGCCGTTCGCTGAACCTGGCCTACGGCGAATGGCGGCGATCGCAGGGATGCGCCGGCGACGCGGCAAAGGCGGCGGGCTACTGGGCCGAATGGTCCAGCGGGTTTGCGTGGGTAGCGCGGGCGGAAGCGTACGACGGCCACCTGGAAGCGCTGAAGCGGGCGGCGCGCGAAAGCGCACTGCGGCGGCTGGAAGAGCGGCGCCTGGACTTCGAACTGAAGAACCAGGACCGGCTGGAAGCGCGGGTGGAAAAGGCCGAGGCGATTCTGGACAAGGCAGACCGGGCGCCGATTACGGACGTAACGCAGGACAAGGCCGAACCGGACGCCGCGGGCAAGATCCAGACGGTGCGGGTGAAGGTGAAGGGCATCAGCTTCGCGGGATACGCGCGGCTGATGAAGGCGATCGATGACGCGGCGCGGCAGGCGATTGTGGGCGTGCGGCCCGTTGAGGATGCGGGCGCGGATGCACCCGCGGCTGGGCCGGCAACGCGCGGGGAGTTCGTGTGGGTAAAGCCAGCGGATCCAGACGCGCCAGTTCCGGACGTGACAAGTCCGGAAGCGACGCCGGTGGACGGTTCCGGCGGGAAGTAGCCTACGATCCGCTGGCCAGCCAGGCGCGGTTCCATCTGCTGGAAGGGCGCTTCCGCGGGTTCAGCGGGCCTGTGGGATCAGGCAAGACGGCGGCCTTCGTGCAGCAGGCTTTGCGCCTGGCGTACACGAACGGCGGATGCCTGGGGCTGATTGGCGCGGCCACCTACCGGATGCTGGCCGACGTGACGCGGCGGGCCTTTCTGGAAGTGCTGGAAACGAACGCGATCCCGCACACCTTCGAAAAGGCGGCGAACAGCGTGCGGCTGCATGAGCCGGGCGCGGAGATCATCTTTCGCAGTTTGGACCAGCCGGAACGGCTGGTGGGCACGAACCTGGCGTGGTTCGGGTGCGATGAGCTTACCTACAGCAAGGAAGACGCCTGGCGGCGGCTGGAAGCGCGATTGCGCGAACCGAAGGCGCGCGAGCTGTGCGGGTTCGCGGTGTGGACGCCCAAGGGCTTCGATTGGGTCTACAACCGCTTCGTGGGCCCGGAACGGGTGACGGGGTATCAGGCGATCTTCGCGAAGCCGGGCGAGAACCGCTGGCTGCCGGCGGACTTCTACGAACGGCTGAAGGCCAGCTACGACGAACGGTTCTTCCGCCAGGAGGCGCTGGGCGAATACCTGCCGCAGTTCGTGGGCCAGGTCTACTACACGTTCGACCGGATGGAAAGCGTGCGGGCCGTGGAGTTTGACCCGGCCTGGCCGCTGTGCTGGGCGCTGGACTTCAACATTGACCCGATGTCCAGCGTGCTGGCCCAAGTGAAGGATGTCACCACGCGCGCGGAGGCGCTGGCGGGGCGGCGCGTTACCGAAATCCACGTGCTGGACGAACTGGTGCTGCCGGATTGCCGGACGGAACAGGCCTGCCGGGCGATGTGGCAACGGATCGAAAAGCTGCGGCTATGCGAGCGCGGCCTGCAGTCGATTCAGGTGTACGGCGATGCCAGCGGGGCGGCGCGGCGGACCAGTTCGCTGAAGAGCGACTGGCAGATTGTGAAGGAATTTCTTCGCCGGGAAACGCCGCTGCAGGCACAGTTCCGGATTCCCTCGGCGAACCCGCCGGTGCGCGAACGGGCGGTGGAGGTATGCAGTGCCTTGCAGGCCGCGGACGGGCGCCGGCGGCTGTTCGTGGATCCGCGATGTAGGGAACTGATCCTGGACTTCGAGCAGGTTTTCTGGAAGCGCGACGCAGCGGGCAACGCGCTGGCGGAAATCAGCAAGGCGGACCCGAAGCGAACGCACGTTAGCGATGCACTGGGCTATCTGGTGTGGCGGGAACGCGCGAAGGCGGCCGGGCCGCAGGCGGATGTGATCGTATAGCGCGGGCGTAATTGGGTAGCGCGGCCGAAGGCGGCCGGCGCGGGGCGGATGAATGGCAGCACAGGCGTTACCGCTGGCGGAGCGGATGGAAGCAGAAGATCGGCCGGGCTTGATCCCGGCGCGCTTATCGCTGGTGCGGCGGCCTGGGGAAACCCAGCGCGCGCTGGCGGCGACGAAGGGGCTTCCGGTACCGGGCGCCTATCAGTGGCACCGCGGCGAACTGCTGGCGATGGCGCGGCCGCGCTGCACGCTGTGCTGGGGCACGGGCGCACGGCCCACCTGGGGCAGCCAGGTGCGGCCCTGCAAGTGCGTCTACCAGCACATCTTTCGGGCCTGCCTGCGGGAATACGAGCAGTGCCGAGAGGGCGCCACGAAGTGGCAGGTGACCTACGAAGGCTGGCTGGATAGCGACGGCCGAAGCACCAGCCAATACGGCCTGCCGCGCGAAGAGTTTTGCTGCGATTTCGAACTGATCGCGAAGCGCGCGCTGACGCCGCGGCAGTACCGGATCTTCCGGATGCACGTGCTGCAGGGCGCGGACGGCACCCTTTGCGGGAAGCGGCTGCGGATTGACCGGGGCACGTTCTACCACGAGGTGTACCGGATGCAGGAAACCCTGGGCTGGGCGTTCGCGGAGCTGCAGCCGTATCCGCTGTTTCCGTGCGCGGAGTACTTCCGCAGCCGGGGCGCGAAGTTCCAGGTGCAAGGGGAAAAGAATCCATGGCCGTGGGCCGCATAGGAAGGCGCAACGCGCTGATGGAGATCAGCGATCTGGCGCAGGTGGTGGCGGGCCACACCGTCCGGATCGCGCATACGGAAAAGGCCGTGGAGGCCTGTCCGCTGAATGCGCACGGTGAGGCCCTGGCCGGGCACACGGTGGCGCTGCAAAACCTGGCGCAGCGCATGGAATCGCAGGAAAAGACCCTGACGGGGATGCGGAACTGGCTGATCGGCGTGCTGGCCACCAGCGCGGGCACGCTGGCGATGCTGCTGTACCAGACCCTGCCGCACGGGAAGTAGGTAGCCATGGCAATCACGGTGAGGCAGCTGGCGGAGAAGCATCCGGAGTGGGCGGAGCTGCGCGAATTCTGGGCGCAGATGGAGCTGCTGTATCGCGGCGGCAAAGCGATCGTGGACAACGCCGCGCAGTTCCTGGAGCGGCGACCGGCGGAGGCGCAGCGGGTGTACGATGCGCGCTGCGCCGGGGCCACCTACCAGAACATCCTGGGCGCGGCCCTGGGCTGGTACGAATCGAAGCTGTTTGCCGAAGAACCGCAGTTCTATGCGCGGCGCGGCGAAACGGCCGTACAGGATGAGTTCCTGCAAGCGTTCCTGAAGAACTGCGATCGCTGCGGGAAGCCGTTCGTGCGGGCGATGGCCGAATGGTTCAGCCTGGCGGTGCGGGATGGCAGCGCCTACGTGCTGCTGGACCTGCCGTCGACGCCCCTGGCGCAGACCTTTCGCGCGCAGAAGATGATGGGCGCCCTGGACCCCTACCTGGTGACCTTCACCGCGGAGCAGGTGACGAACTGGGGAACGGACGCGCAGGGCAATTTCGAATGGATCGTGATTAGCACCAGCTTCTGGCGCGGCGGCTTCGGAACGAAGCGGCAGCAGATGCGCCGCTGGCACTATTTCGACCGCACGGAATACCGGATTTACGAGGCCGCGGCGGATGCGGCGGGTGGCGAGGACACCCGGGTGGCCACAGAGGTGGGCGCGGGCCGCCACGCGCTTGCCGATCTTCGCCGGGTGCCGATTCACCGCATCGCGGTGCCCTTCCACCTGTGGCTTGGGTACCGGGTGTATCCGCAGGTGCGGGACCACTTCAACGCGGACAACGGCCTGAAGTGGGCGCTGCTGATGGCGAACCTGGCCGTGCCGGTGGTTACTGGCGATTTCGCCGAGGATCCGAAGATCAGCGAAACGGGCTACATCAAGCTGGAGGCGAACGGCAGCTTCGGATGGTCAGAACCCAGCGGCAGCAGCTTCGCGCACGCCGCGGCGCGGGTGGCCAGTTTGCGCGAGGAAATCTATCGCCAGATGTACCTGCAGGCGCAGGGGCGGGATTCCAGCGCGCAGGCCAGCGCGAACAGCGGCTACAGCAAGGAAATGGACATGGCGCCCAGCCGGGATGTGCTGAACGGCTACGGGGAGCTGCTGCGGGGCGCCGCCGTCGGCATCCTGGCGGACGCGCTGGCGATCCGCGGGAAGAAGGACGTGGAAGTCACCATCCAGGGCCTGCACTTCGAAGAAGGCGACGAGCTGCAGGAGATCGGCGCGGCCCAGGCGGCGCTGGAACTGGAAGTGCCCAGCGAAACGTTCGAACGCGCGGTGCTGAAGCGGATCGCGCGGCAGTACGTGGGCAAGGCAGATCCGGACACGCTGGCGGCCATCGACAAGGAAATTGACGCGGCGCCCGCCCGGGCGGCGCGGATGGAAGCACAACGCCAACAGCGGGCGGCACAGTTCCGCGATCGCCTGGCGGAACAACTTGAAAACGGCGGCGCCAGTGACGCCGCGGAGGAATAGCGAATGTTCATCAAGCCATGGGAACGCGCGCTGCGCGAAGGCGAACCGCAGCCGGGCGGCGGCGGCGGATTCGATCCGGTGAAGTTCAAAATCGAACTGCTGGCCGACGTCGGCAACCTGATGAAGACGCAGTTGGGCGAGCTGGCGAAGACGTTCAAGCCCGCGGATCCGAAGCCGGACGAAAAGCCCGAACCGAAGCCGGACCCGGCGCCGGCGGGCGATGGCAAGCCGGCAGACCCGGCGCTGGCGTCGCTGCAGGGCCAGGTAAGGGAGATGCAGGCGAAGCTGGAGGCCAGCGAGAAGGCGCGGCAGGACGCGGTGAAGGCCGCGGAAGAACGCGAGCGCACTTCGGCCATCCGGGCCAAGCTGGGCGACTTCCAATTTGCCAGCGATGCCGCGCGCGAAAGCGCCCTGCGGATCTTTGGCAGCGATGTGGTGCGCGGCGAGGACGGGAACCTGTACGGTCCGGACAAAACCACGCCCTTCGACCAGTACATCGGCAAGGCGCTGGACGAGACGCACGATTACCTGCTGAAGCCCAAGGACGTGGGCGGCAGCGGGGCGATGAATCCGGGCCAGAAACGGCAGCCGCCGGTGGACCTGAACGACATCAAGCCGGGCATGAAGCCGGAGGATCGGGCGCGGGTGCTGGCGGAAATCGAACGGCTGGGCAGCGCTGCCTAAGGGCCGGGAATGAGGCGCGCGCGCGGCGCGGGCCACGGAAGAAACAAACAGGGGGAATGGAAAGATGCCTACGATTACTTCGGCCAACCTGGCCAACGCGATTGTGAAGCTGGTGGCCGCGGATGCGCTGCCGGCACTGATGGCGAACCTGGTGATGGGCAACCTGGTGAACCGGGATTTTGAGCCCGTGCTGGCGAACAGCGGCGATACGGTGAACGTGCCGATTCCGCCGGTGATGACGGCGAATAACATCGCCGAGGGCGGCAGCGTCACCACGCAGAACCCGAACGCCGGGAACGCGCAGATCGTGCTGGATACGCACGTGGAAGCCAGCTTCCAGATTCCGGACGTGACCAAAGTGCTGGCCGTGCCGGACCTGATGCAGCTGTACATGGGGCCCGCGATCGCGGCGATCGCCGAGAAGATTGAGGGCGATCTGCTGGGGCTGTACGCGCAGTTCACCACCAACACGCCGGTGGGCACCGGTGGCACGGCCATCACGGAAGCGGTGATCGACGGCGCGGAAACCGCGCTGTTCAACGCGAAAGTGCCGGCGAACCAGCCGAAGTACCTGGTGGTGGACCCCAGCACTTACGGCACCATGCGCCAGTTGCCGCGCTTCAGCGAGTTCAACAGTGCGGGCGAGGCAGGCGTGAAGGCGCTGGTGGAAGGCATGATCGGCCGCATCAAGGACTTCTACGTGTTCCGCAGCCAGCTGGTGAAGAAGACCGGCGCGGCGCCCACCACCACCAACAACATCGGCTTCTCGCGCGATGCCATCGGCCTGGTGATGCGCCGGCTGCCGCGGCCGCTGCCCGGCACGGGTGCGATCGCCGAATACGCCGAAGCCGGCAACTTCGGCATGCGCGTGCTGATGTCGTACCAGCCGGACACCCTGGCCCAGCAGTTCACCGTGGACGTGCTGTATGGCAAGGGCGTGCTGCGGAACGGTTTCGGCATCCAGGTGCGCAGCTAACAGGCCGCGCGGGTAAACGGAACATGCAGGAACGGCGGGCCGCGCCATCTGGATTAGCGCCGCGGCCCGCCTTCGGAAAGGAACGAAGCAGTGAGCAGCTTCAACATGCAGAAGTTTTGGGGCGCGGTGCGGGCGGAGCGCGAGCGGATCGTGGAGCCGTTCGTGTTCGTGACCTCGATCGCCGATGACGTTAGCGGTGCGAAAGGCGGCGCGGTGTGCCAGGTTTCGCGGGAAGACGCCGCGATTCTGGTGGTGAAGAAAACCCACCGGCTGGCCACGGATGACGAGGTGAAGGCGTACCGCGAGGCGGAGGATGCGCTGCGCGAAGAGTACAAGGCGCTGGAACTGCAGCGGCGCACGCTGGCCGTGCTGACGCCGAACCCGGCGATCGCAACGCCGGCGGCGAAGCCGAAGGCGGACAAGTAGAGTTTTCAGGTTCCCGTGGCCCATGGCGCGGGCGTTCGTGTGTGTATCTCCTGATGACGGGCACGGGCTGTGGCGGCCTGTGCCCCTTTTTTCGCGGGAAGGACCCATGCTGTTTACCGACGACGATCTGCTGACGGCCGCGGACCTGGTGGCCCTGGATTCGGAAGTCACCGAAGTGGCCGCGGCGGAAGACCTGGTGGTGGAAGGCGAGGGCAGCATCCTGCGCCAGGCGTGGGAGGAGTGCGCGAACGAAGTGCTGGGCCGGATGGAAGCCTTCGGCGGCGAACTGGTGTTTGCGGGCGGCGGCCGCTGGGGCGCGCTGGGCGGTACGCGGTCGCGCGTTTACCTGACGCAGATCGTGGCCACGGATGCCTACGCGCGCAAGCTATCGGCGCTGCAGCGCTGGGTTCTGTACCGCGCCCTGGTGCTGTTCTACCGGGCGGCCACCAACCGCACGGTGAACGACCGGCACGCGCTAAAGATGGCGCAATTCGCCGAAGACGCGAAGCAGCACTGGAAAGCGCTGTGGCGGCGCGGCCTGCCCGTGGTGCTGGAACCCCTTCCGTGCCCGGGCGCGCTGCACGAATGGAACGCCGGCGCGTGGGACGGTACGAAGGTAACCGGCGTGGCGGGCGGGGCTTCGGCCGAAACCACGTACACCCTGGCGATCACCTGGGTGGATGGCAGCCGGTACCAAAGTCCCACGGCGAAGGGGAACGCGGAATCGGCCGGCAGCCGGGTACTGGCGTACACGTTACCGGCGAATGAACTGCTGCAGGTATCCATCGCGGGGCTGCGGCCGCCCGATGGAACGCCGGCGGCGCGGACGCCGGCGGATGGCGCTTTCCGCACCCTGGTGGCCACGGCCTGGAACGTCTACGTGGGCGCCGCGGAAGGACCTTTGTACCTGCAGAACCCGGCGCCGGTACCGATCGGCACCAGCAGCTATACCCTGGCCGCGGCGCCCGTGCTGGGCGGGGCGGTGCTGGACCCGGGCCAGGTGCCGGACACGAACTTCACGTTCCAGAACACGCTGCAGCGGGGGTGACGATGGCGGAAACGAACGAGGACCTGACACCGCAGGATCTGGCGGCGCAACTGGAAACCACCGCGGCGGTGCTGCGCGCGGAGGGTTTTCTGCTGCCGGCCGACCAGGCCGCGGCGATCGCGCACGAACTGCGTACAAGGGTGGCGCCGGCGATCGCGCGCATTCCGGCCGTCCACGATGCGGCCCTGCAACTGGATGGGCTGGCGGACCTGGTGCGCGCGCACGGGCTTTCCCTGCCGGCCAGCATGGCGGCGGAAGTAGCCAACAGCCTGCGGGCGGTGGCGGATACCATCGACGGATTTGCAACGGTCGCCCAGGGTTAAACGATGCCGGAAACCGGAAACCAAGCGCTGGACGCGATCACGCGCCGGCAGAACCTCGCGATTGATTCCACTGTGGCCTGGTTCGAACGCGAGCTGCGCGACATCCTGGCGAAGGCGCAACTGCGGACCCTGGCCGAACTGACCAAGCGGCTGAAGGTGGAAGGGGGCCGGGTGCTGCCCAACGCGGCGAACCAGCGGGTGCTGCGGGAGATCGAGGGGCTGTTCGAAGGCGCGATGCAGCGCGCGGGCTATGACGAGCTGCTGCAGGAACTGGCGGGCAGTTTCGGCAACCAGTTCGAGTACTTCGAAGAGACGCTGAAGGTGCTGGACGTGCAGCCGCCGCGTTTCGGCAAGGCGGACGCGGAGTTCTTCGCTGGGCAGCAGGAATCCGTGACGGACACCCTGCGCGGCATTGTGCGCAACGCCGCGGAACTGATGAAGCAGCGGGCGCTGCTGAGTATCGGCGGGCTGCGGCCGGAGGACCTGGCGGAAGCGATCGCGCGCGAAAGCGGCAAGGCGATGGCGCACGCGACGACGATCGCAGACACGGCGCAATCGACGTTCTACCGGACGATTGCCGAACGGGGCTTCGCGCGGATTGAGGCGCGGCAGCCCAAGGCGCAGCCGCTGCAGTTCGGCTATTACGGTCCGGATGACAAGCTGAACCGCCGTTTCTGCCGGGATCTGCTGGACGCCCAGGCGAAGGGCCGTGTCTATACCCGGGCGGAAATTGAGGCGATGGACAACGGGCAACTGCCGAACCCGTTCCTGACGGCCGGTGGCTACCGCTGCCGGCACCAGTGGACCTTGGCGCGGGCGATCCCGGCGACGGCAGCAGCCAAGGCGGCCGCGGAAGCGGCGGCGGATCCGGATGCCGTGGTGCGCGTGGGCCGGATGCCGCGGGACATCGCGAAGCAGTTTGCGCCGCGAAATTCGGAATACACGGTGGTGCTGACGCAGGAGCGGCTGGACCACTTCAGCCAGGCCGAAGGGCGGGCGGAACTGTTCAACGCGCGCCAGGTGACGCAGGCCGTGCTGGATCCGGAATTCGTCTATCGCGACCGCAAGAACGCGGACACAGGCATTTTCTACCGGCATCTGGATGACCAGCACCTGCTGGCCGTAACGGTGCGGTTCGCGGAACGCAAGGGCAAGCAGAAGCATTCGATTCTGACCGCGCACCCGGTGCGGGCGCGGGGCTTCCGGCGGCTGCCGCGGCGGTACCTGGTGTGGCAGCGGGAAGCGGGCACGGAGTAGGCGGCGATGGCAGTAAACGTCCAGTTCCAGACCAGCAAGGGCGGCGACCCTGTACGGCTGGTGACGGAACTTACCGGGCGCATGCTGCCGGACGGGACCGACCTGGAGTTTGCGCTGGAGCAACAGCGGACGCGGATTCTGGAACGCACGGCGCGCGGCGTGGACTTCGAAGAGAAACCCTTCGCGCCCTACTCGCAAAACGGGCCGGTGTACTACTACGCCTCAACGCAGCGCGGGCGCAGCTTCTTTCCTGGCGCGCGGCAACTGCAGGCGATCTGGACCGGGCGCAGCACGTTCCGCGCGGAGTACTTCAAGGTACTGGCGGCGGCGGCAAAGCGCTTCGCGCGCAAGGTGACGCCCAACGGGGGCACCACGCCAGGCGGCGGGGTGAAGTTCGAAAGCTACGCGGCGTTCAAGGCCGCCCTGGGGCGCGGCGTGGTGGACCTGATGGGTCCGCGGGCGCCGCACATGCTGCAGGCGCTGCTGGTGCGGATGCGGACTGACCTGGAAGGCGCGATTGGCATTTACGGCCCGGAGGCGGCGCGGGCCAGCGGGCATCATGACGGCAATCCGAACACGAAACTGCCGCGCCGGCGTTTCCTGGGCGCCAACGGCCAGGACAGGCAGCAGGTGATCGCCGATATCGTGGACCGCGTGGCGGCCCGGGGCCGCGAGCGGCTGGGGGAATAACCGATGCCACAGATTACGAAGGCGGCGCGGGATGCGGTGCGCACCCGGCTGATGGACGCGACGCACGGCTTCAATGCGGCGATGGCGGCCGTGGCGCCGGCGTACGGCGTGGAAGCGATCGCGCTGGACTTCAGTGCCACCGGCCGGCGCTTCTACGAAGGCTTCGTGCATCCGGACCAGGTGGAAAACTCGACCAGCATGCGCTACCCGGTGGCGATGCTGTACGGCACCATCGCGCAGAACCGGAACCTGACGAAGCACGCGGCGTTCAGCGGCCAGGTGCAGGTGATCTTCCAGGTGTGGCTTTCGTGGCGCAAGGGCAATGCGATCGCAAACACGGAAGACCTGGTGGACGCGGTGGAGGATGCCCTGGTGCGCGTGTTTCAAGATCATGCGTGGGCGGCCGCCTACACGGAACCGCTGGCCTATAACGGCGAACTGACCGTGGCGCGGGCGCAGTTGGAGCAATCGGGCGAGCACTGGCGGCAGGGGATTACGGCGCGGCTGACCTTTGAGGTGGATACCGCGGATCTATAGGACGAACGGGGGGAAGGAACGATGGCATATTCGCTTTCGCGCAATGAGCGCATTTTCGTGCAGAAGCAGACGGATCCGCGGGTGATTCCGAACACGGCCGGTACCGCCAGCGTGGCGGTGGCGAACTACCTGCGCTTCAAGCAGGCGCAGCTGAACCCGCAGGTGGCGTTGCTGAACCGGCCGGATAAGACCGGCACGCGCAGCGCGACGCGCGGCGTGCTGGGCCGCAAGGCGGGCAACTGGTCGATCGATCTGAGCTTGGCCACGGCGGGCACGGCGGGCGTGCTGCCGCCCTGCGATCCCATCCTGGCGGCGCTGTTCGGGCAGAACGGCAGCATCCTGGCGGGCAGCGGCGCGATCACCGGCGCCACGAATGCCACGCCGATTGTGGTCAGCCAGGCCGGGCATCCGTACGCGAACGGCGACGTCGTCCTGATCGCGAACGTGGGCGGAAACCTTGGGGCAAACGGCATCTTCGTGGTGGCGAATGCGGCGGCCGGCACCTACGAACTGCTTGGCTCCAGCGGCACCGGCGCGTACACCAGCGGCGGCACCAGCAGCCGGGTGGGCGTGCGCTACAGCCTGGCGGACGCGATCCCCAGCTTCGCGATGTACAGCTTCCGGACGCCGGCCAGCTTGCAGCAGCGCTGCGCGTTCGGGTGCGTGGTGACGCAGGCGACCTTCAACCTGGGCCAGGACGTGGCGGACTGGCAGGCCAACGGCGAATCCGTGTGGGTGCTGGATTCGGACAGCTTCAGCGGCGCGGACCTGATCCAGAAGGGCAGCCTGACCAGCTTTCCGGTGGAACCGGTGGGCACGCTGCCCGCCGATGGCGGCATCATTGCCGGGTTCACGGGCCGGGCGGTGATCGCGGGAAGCACCATCAGCAACATCCGCCAGGCCACCGTCCAGCTGACCACGGGCAACGTGCTGGTGAAGGACAACTTCGGCAGCTACTACCCGGAAGAAGCCGAGGGCGACGAACGCGCGGTGACTGTGAACTTCAGCGTGCATGATCGCGACGACGCTGGCACGAAGGCGCTGTATGCCGCCGCGCTGGCCAAGACGCCGGTGGACCTGGTGCTGCAGATCGGCACCATCGCGGGCAACGTGTTCGTGTGGCAGTTGCAGGGCGTGGAACTGGGCGACCCGACCTTGGACGATGGGCAGCGCCGCTTCGTGCGCAGCTACAGCGGCCAGGCGAAGGGCAGCGGCGCCGGCGCGCTGGATGAAGCGAACCTGACGGTGATCTAAGGCGGCGGCGCGGGGGAGGATGGCTTGAACTACGAATCGACGATCACGAAGGAATCGGCGGTCTGCCCGGGCGTGTGGTTCACGTTCCGGCGAATGAGCGAAGGGATGCGTATAGACCTGCGCCGCAAGCTGGCGGAGGCCTTCGGGCGGCTGCGGGACGTGGCGCAGGATCGCGAGGACTTCAACGCGACGCTGGCCGAGCGCGTGGCGAAGCCACTGGACACCATCACCGTGGGCGAACTGACGGCGGCCGAACGGCGGCAGCTGGCGGCGATCGAAGAGCGCCAGGCGCTGGTGCAGGAAACGGAAATCCAGCCGGAGTATTTCCGGCTGGGCTTCGTGCGCGTGGCGGGCCTGACGATTGATGGCCAGGATCCGGACGGCGCGCTGCTACGGACGGCGGGCCCGCCGGCGCTGGTGCGCGAAATCACCGACGCGATTGTGGCCGAAAGCGCGCTGACGCCGGCGGAACGCGAAAATTTCGGATCGCCTACCACTTCTGGCGCACCGGTGGCTGGGCCAACGAACGATACCACTGCGCCACTTGCAAGCGGCAGCGATTCCATCTGCAGCGGATCTGCAGGAAGCACTTCGCCGGCGCACCCGTAGCGCGGCCGGAAGTGTGGATGGCGGATTACCGCGGCGCCGGGGCCGGCGGACGCGGGGGCACGCTGTACACGATCGCAGGCGTCGAAAGCCGGGAATGCCCGGTGTCGCGGATTGACGAAAGCACGCGGGCGGCCGTCGAGCAGTTCGCGCGCGCCCGGCGCATGAAGGAAGCGACCGGAGCGGCGCCGTGGGGCCCGGACCTATCGGCCTGGCCCGCGCGGGAAGTGGATCTGTTCGATCTGCTGGAACTGGAACACGCCCGGACGGAGAACGCGCGCTACGAAGCGGAACGGGAATCGAGGGACTGAAAGATGGCCGAATCCGTAGAACTTGTCTTTCGGATGCAGATCGAAGGGCAGCAGCAGTTGGACGCCATCGTGCGATCGGTGCGCGGCATCGCCTCGGAGGTGCGGCAGGGCGGCAAGCCCATCGAAGACTACGGGCGCGCGTTCGACAAGGCGGCCGAAAAGGCCCGCGTGATGAAGGAAGTGCTGGGCGATACGGCCGCGGCCGCGAAAGCCAGCACCCAACCCATCACCAACGCCGGCACGGCGGTAACCACGTTCGGGACGGGCCTGCAGGCCCTGCGCGGTGTGCTGGTGGGTGGCGGCATTGCCACCACGATCACGGCCGCCGGCAAGGCTGGGTTTGACCTGGTGAAGCAGTTCGGCGCCGCTGCGCAGCAGACCGAGAAGCTGGCCACCAGCCTGGGCATCGGCATCGCCGAAGCCGAACGCTGGCAGGCCATCACGCGCCTGGCGGGCACCGGCACGAATGGCCTGGAGGCGGCGGCCGGGCGCGTGGCTGCCGCGCTGCAGGATACCAGTGGCGCGGGCGCGAAGGTGATCGCGGTGCTGCGCGAACTGGGCGTGAACGTGAACACGGCCCGTGGGGAAACCCGCGAATACGGCGCCGTGGCCCGGGACGCCATCCAGGCGCTTTCGCAGATTGAGGACGCGACCAAACGCTACGCCCTGGCGCAGCGGCTACTGGGCAGCGACGGCGCCAAGCAGATGCAGCCCGTCCTGGCGCAGTTCCGCGAACTGAACGCGGAGCTGGACCGCCTGGGCATCGGGCTGGATGACAAGCTGACCAAGAACCTGGCCAAGGCCGGGGGCGAAATCGACAAGCTAAGCCTGGCCTGGGACGCGATCAAACAGAAGCTGGCGGAGGCCATCGCGCCGGTGGTGATTCCCGTGGTGGCCGCGGGCACCGACGCCCTGACGGCACAGCGCCGGCCGCAGGATATCGGCGGACGCACCGCTGGCGTGCTGCTGGACGTGCAGGCGCTGAACGGGCGCCCGCAGTTGCCGGCGACGATTGCGCAGTACGCCGCAGGCCTGGGCGTGGGCCTGGGGCCGGGCGCGGAAGAAATCGGCCGGACCTTTACCGACGTCCAGGGCCGTTTGCTGGCGGCGCCGCCGAAGCCCAAACCCGGCCGGGTGGTGGCCGATACGCGCGGCGCGCAGTTCCAATCGCTGATCGATTCGCTGGACGCGCAGGGCCTGGATCCGCTGGCGAAGCTGATCGAAGACACAGAAAACCGGCTGCAGGCGCTGGTGGCGAAGTATGGTCCGCTGACGGGCGCGGAACAAGCGGCGTTTGGCGGCGCCTTGCAGGGCGCCTTCCGACGGCAGGCGGGGCGGAATGCGCCGGTATCCAGTGCGGTGGACCTAGGAACCACGGGCTTTCAGTACGGCGGCCTGCGGACGCTGCCGGTTTCGGCCGAAGTGGATCCGCGGCTGGCCGAAACCACCATCGCGCAGTTCCAGGAACGGCGCGTGCGGGCACTGCAGCAATCCACGAACTTCCAGGAACAGATTACGCGGCTGACGGCCGGGCCGGGCGGCGAGCTGGCGGCGATCCAACAGATCGCCCTGCTGCGCGCAGATGCGGCCCAGCGCGAATTCGCCATCACGCGCGATCGCGCACGGCTGGAAGAGCAGTTAGACATGGCCCGGAAGGAACGGGTGCTTTCGATTCTGGAGCTGCAGCGGAAGCAACTCGAGGATTACAAGAACACGGCTGGCCAGGTCTACGATGCGCTGACGCAGCGCGGCGGCGGCGGGCTGCGGGATTTCTTCCGCGGCCAGGCCAACATCCTGCAGCGGCAGTTGTTCGTGAACGCCAGCGCCGGCATCTTCCAGCGCTTCGGGAGCACCCTGGGCCGGGTGGGCGCGGCCAGCGGGCTGGGTGGGCTGCTTTCCGGGACAATCTTCGACCCCAAGAACGCCGAAACCGTGACGGCGGCAAACACGACGGCCACCGAACGGAACACGATCGCCCTGGAGCGCAACACGGCGGCCACGGCGGGCGGCAGGATCGCGGGGCAGATTCCCGGGCTGACCGGCAGCACCGGATTGTCCGGGCTGGGCGGGTTGATTCGTTCGGCGACGCCAGGCAGCAGCGGGAACACGGGATTGCTGGGCGGCCTGTTCGCGGGGTTATCCAGTCCGTTGACGGCCGGGCTATTCCGCGGATTCCAGGGCGGCGACTATTCGATCGTCACCGGGCCAGGCACGGCCACCAGTGCTTCGGCGCTGGGGCTGACTTCCACCAGCGCCCGCGTGGCGAACGTGGGCGCATCGGCCGCCATCGTGGCGGGCGGTACCGCTGGGATTCTTTCGGGGCTACGCCAGGGCGGCGCGCGGGGCACGGCCACGGCGGTGGCCAGCGGCCTGGGCGTGGCTTCCACGATCCCGGGCCCGCAACAGCCCTTCCTGCAGGCCGCCGCGCTGGTGGCTGGCCTGGTGACGGGACTGTTTCCGGACGCGAAGAAACAGCGTGAAGACGAAATCGGGCGCACGCTGCAGGGCAGCCGGTACACGGATGCGCTGGGCGTGGACCGGTTTACGGATCAGTACGGCCGCGGCGTGGATTACAACCGCCGCGGCGAAATCCGCGTGCAGCAGCCGGTGACGGTGAACGTGCAGGCGATGGACGCGAAGGGCTTTCTGGAGCGCGCCGAGGACATCGGCAACGCGGTGAAAGCGGCCCTGCAGGGCGGGCATGACGTGGCCGATTCGATGCGCGGGCTGGTGTTTGTGCGATAGCAGTTGACATCCGCGGCGGCCTGCGGCAAGATGCAAGAGGTTCATGGATACGTCAGTCTCCTGGCGATGGTTACTGGGTTACCTTTCGATCCCCACACTGCGGTGTGGGGATTTTTCTATATAGGCACTTTGGCTATTTCCTTCATTCACTGCCGAATATCCAGCGGAATATAAGACATGCCTAGCTTCCCTGCCCTGCGCAGCGGCGCCGTCACCATGTACGGGCTGCAGCGCGAAACGCGTTTCGGCACCGGGGTGGTGCAGTTCTGCGACGATTCCGAACAGCGCTGGAAGGCGCACGGGGCGCTGGCGGCATTCACGCTGGAATTCCGGAACATCGGCGGCTATGACCTGGCGAATATCCTGGAGTTCTTTCGCTCGATGAAAGGCGCTTTCGATAGCACCTGGGACTTAACCATCGACGCCACAACCAATTCGAACCTATGTTTCGACCAGGATGAAATCACCTGGACCGAAACGAAACCCGACCGCTTCAGCCTATCGCTGCGGGTGCGCCAGGTGCGCGCCGCGTAGACGCCTTCACGCATCGCCGGACGCCGGCGGCCTCCCAGTCCACAAACCCATGCCTTACTATCCGCAACTGATCGCGGGCGGCGTCACCGTCCAGCGGCCGTACCAGTGCGCCCAGGCGGCGCTGACCACGCACGAGGACCAGCCCACGGGGCGGCGCTTCGCGCGCAGTTGGCGCACGAATCCGCTGGGCCGGTGGACGCTGAACTACCAGCACCTGACCGATGCCGAACTGGCGACGCTGCAGGCCTTCTTCCAATCGATGCATGGGCGCTATGGCGAGTTCACGTTCCTGGACCCGGGTGGCAACCTGGCGCAGTATTCGGACGATTTCAGCGCGGGCGCGTGGGAAAAGTACGATGTGACGCCCGGCGCGGCCGTCACGGATCCGTTTGGCGGCACGCGGGCGGTCAGCTGCCTGGCCACCAGCGGCAACGGAATGCTGGCCACGCCCGTGCTGCCTGGCGGCAGCGGGGCGGGCCTGGTGCTGTGCGCCAGCGTGTGGGTGCGCGCCGCGGCGCCGCAATCGCTATCGATCGGGTTCATTGACGCGGGCTTCACGGTGCTTTCGGCGAAGACGGCCGATCTGCCGCCGAACACCTGGGTGCGGATCCAGCATGCGCACACCCTGGCCAGCGCTTCGGCCATCCGGATGCTGCTGGGCGGCTTCGGCACCTGGAATGCCAGCACCCTGGAGCTGTTCGGCGCCCAGTGCGCGCCGATGCCCGGGCCCGGCGCTTACGTGCGATCGCCCGCGAACTGGGCGCTGCGCATGAAGTGCCGCTTCGATACGGACCTGCTGCAGGTGCGGACCCTGGGCCCGAACCAGCACGCGGTGACGGTGCCGATTCTGGAGTACCTGTAGATGCCGGTAGGAACGATCCATGCGGCCAAAGAGCAGGCGCTGACTTTTCAGCCGCTGCTGCTGGCCACCTTCACCTTTGCGGATGGCACGGTGCTGCGCCTGGCCACGCACGGCCTGCGGGCCGCGGACGGCGGCTTCCAATACGGCGGGCACGATTACCTGCCGCGCATCCTGAACCAGGACATCGCGGCCGTGCAGGCGCTATCGGACGGCGGCGTGGACGTGGCGCCCCAGGTGACCCTGGCGCTGAACGACGCCGATGGGTTCCTGTGGACGAACTACGAACAGCCGAAGGGCTTCAAGGGCGCGAAGCTGGCGCTAACGTTTGTGTTCTGGAACGTGGGCGCGGACGATTTTTCGAGCGATGCGGTGACGAAGTTCCTGGGGATCTGCAGCGCGCCGCAGGTGGACGAAACGCAGCTGACCGTGACAGCCACCAGCCTGCTGAACATGCAGGCGGTGACGCTGCCGCCGGTGCGGGTGCAGAAGCGCTGCCCGTGGATCTTTCCCACGACGAAGGCGCAGCGGGTGGCCGCGGCGCTGGATGAGGACAGCTGGTTCTGGGAGTGCGGCTATTCGCCGGACGTGACGGATACGGACGGCGCGAGCGGTACCGCGGCGGCGCGCGGCAACCTGGACGGCGGCGTGCCATTCACCAGCTGCAACTACACGAAGGAACAGTGCCAGGCGCGCGGGATGTACGCGCAGGATGGCCTGGTGCGCATCACCGGGCGCTTCGGCGGGGTGCAGTGGGATCCGCCGCAATCGTGGCGCGGGCGGGCCTATTCGAGCGGCAAGTTCGAGGAGGGGCTGAACTCGCCCAACGAGGCGAAGTACAACGATCCGGTGCCGATGGTCTACGGCGAGGGCTGGGTGGAACCGGTGCTGGCGAACATCGTGGGCGACCCCAATTCGACGCGCTTCGAGGCCGTGCTGTGCTACGGCGAAGTGGATGGCGTGGACCGGGTGATCGTGAACGATGTGGAAGTGCCCTTCTACCAGGACGGGCGCGATCCGCTGTTCGCCTGGTGGTGGGTGAACCGCGGCGATCGCGACGGGGCGGCGAACCCGCTGCCGGGCTGGGCAGACCAGAACGGTGACGGCACGGGCGACCCGTACGGCAGCCTGGCGACGATTGCCATCGTGGTCTACCGGCAACTGGTGGATTCGCAGCAGATTCCGCGGGTGCGGGTGCTGCTGCGCGGGCCGAAGCTGCGCGTTTACACGAGCGATACGGCCCACACGAAGGCGGGCTGGCCGCAGTACCTGAACCCGGTTTGGCAGCTGATGGAGCTGCTGGTGTGGGCGGGCTGGGACTACGCGGACCTGGACATTCCGGCGTTCCGCGCGGCGGCGCTGGTGTGCGAGGGGCTGGTGAACTACAAGAACCAGCACGGCGTGACGGCATCGCATTCGCGCTTCCAAAGCGCGCTGCTGTTGCGCAGCCGGCGCAGTGCGGCGGAAATCATCCGGGGCATCAGGAACTGCGGGCGCCTGCTGCTGATTCCGAACAGCGACGCCGGCGGGAAACTGCGGCCGCTGGTGCGGCAGACCCTGGCGGCGCAGCAACCGGCGGCGGTAGCGGGATCAAATGATACGGCGCCGATCGCCAGCAAGCTGCCGGACGGGACGGCGGCGAACGGCTACCCGGCCTATCGCTTCAACGAATCGAACATCGTGCGCCGCGGAGCCGGAGCCTCGGGACGCAGCGGCACGCTGCGGGTGCTGCAGCGGACGAACAGCGATTCGCCGAACCGGATCTCCGTCACCTATCAGGACATCGACAACCGCTTCGCGCAGGATTCGCTGACCGTGGTGGAAACCGATGCGCTGGTGCGTAACAGCAACCAGGAAGTGGCGGGCAGCTTTCCGCTGGATGGCGTGGTGCACTTTGACCAGGCGCGGCGCCTGATCGGGACGCACTTCGCGGAAACCCTGCGCGGCAACGGCCGCAACTATCCAGTGGGCGATGCCGGCGGCACGCTGACGTTTGAATTCGAAACGACGTTCAAGGCCGTACACCTGTGGATGGGGGCGCTGTGCGTGCTGGATTGGGACGCGCTGGGGATTGCCAACCAGCCGGTGCGGATCCAGCGAATCCAGCCGGCGGCGAACTTCGAAACGTGCAAGATCACGGCCAGCTGGCACAGCGACGAATGGTACCTGGACACCTGGGGCCAGGAAGACGCGCCGCGCTACAGCGGGCAACGGCGCAATGGGGAGGCCCGGCCGCCGTGGCCGCTGCTTTCGCAGATCGGCCAGCGGGCGCTTACGAATCCGGATCCGATTTCGGGGTGGGATCGGAAGTTCACCATCCGGCAAAGCGATGGCACGGACGGGCGGCGCTGCCGCGTGGAAGTGACGCTGCCGGCCAACACCTTCAGCGCGGACCTGCAGCCGCCCTTCGTGCCCAACCAGGGCAGCACGGCGCCCACGAGCGGCAGCCTGGCGGGCGGGCAAACCTACTGGTGCTGGCTGGTGGCCACCGCGCCCGGGTTGACCTCGAGGCCTTCGGCGCCGTGCCAGATCAGCGTGCCGGTGGGCACGAACACGAACACGATCACCGTGCCGGGCATCGAATGGCAGCCGGGCACGACGGGCTATCACCTGTACGTGGGCCGCGATCCGTTCCAGCCCTTGCAGCAATTGACGGCCACCGGGACACCCGCCTCCCTGACGTTCGCCGGCCCGATTGACCCGTACCTGGCGCAGTTCCCGATGCCGGATCCGGAGTTCGACCGCGTGGAGTTCCGCGTGAAGCGGGTGGTGAAGCCGGGAGTGCTGGAGTTCGCACCCACCGCGGCGACGGCCACCACGATCACGATGGCGGGCGCGGGCTGGACGGTGGACGAATGGGCGGGCCGCGATCTGAGCGAGCTGGGCCACGATGTGGGCGGGGGCGATTGGCCGCGCGGCTGGGGCTGGCGCGTAGTTTCGAACACGGCGGACACCCTGACCCTGGACCCTGCCTTCGGCGAAAACGCGAACAGCATTCTGGCCTTCGCGCCGGGCGAGAAGTACCTGCTGACCATCCGGCTAAAGCCTTCGGCGTGGACGGCCAGCACGATCACAGACCCAAAGCTGGGCGCGGCGGTGAACGCGCTGCAGGGCAAGCTGCTGCGGGTGATCGCCGGAACCGGGCGCGGGCAGCTACGGACGATCGCGGCGAACACGGCGACGGAGATCACGATCGAAGGCGCGTGGGACACGACGCCCGATGCCACGACGCGGTTCATCATCGAAGAGCCGGAATGGGCGGTGGTGCACCGCACGGAATCGATCGACGTGGAAAGCCTGATTAGTCCGCTGGGGCGCTTCACGGTGCCGGTGGACGGCCTGGCGCGGCGGCCGCTGCTGATGCTGGTGGCGCCGGTGGATGGCGGCGGCAACGCGTGCTTTGAGGCGATCTGCCAGGTGCAGGATTTCTATCTGTACTACGATCCGCTGCCCACGGGGCACACCCAGACGGGCATTCACCTGTACGTGGATGGCACGCTGGCGATCGGCAGCGACCAGGCGCCGCGCTTTAGCCTGCTGGTGACGGCCGCGGCGAACGGCGCGAAGGCGGAAGTGAAGCAGGCGCCGGTGGGCGCGGACCTGACGGTGGAGATCCGCCAGGGCGCGGCGCTGTGGATGACGCTGACGATTCCGGCCGGGCAGACCTACGTTTCGTCCACCGTGACGCAGATCAACGAAGCGGCGGACCTGGTGGCCGGCGAGAATCTGTCGATCGATCTGACCGCCGTGGGAACCACGTTCCCGGGCGCGGACTTGAGCGTAACGATTTACCTGTAAGGAGGGGGCGGCGATGCTGCAGAAACTGAACACGCCAGGCGGGCACCTGGCGCTGGTTTTCCTGGCGTTCCTGGTGGGCGTGCTGATGGTGGTTTTCCAGGTGGAGCACGGCACCTATGTGCTGCTGACGGCGGCGGGCGTGTTCTTTGGCGCGGTTAGGAGTGGGGATCGGGATCCAGTTGCTCCCAGCACCCAGATACCCAAATCTCAAACCCTTCCCCGGAAACCTGCGGCGGCCCTGAAACCGTCCGTTTCGCGATGAACTCCCAAGACTTCGATTCCAGTTCCGCGGCGTATCGTCGGAAGTGCCGATAGACTACCAGCGCTTCCGCGGTCCACTGTGGTCTGTGGCGCAGTGCGCAAAGGCGCTCCTCAAGCCATTGATCCCGCAAGTCGAAGTAGACCTTGAGATACTCCCGCAACAGTTCATCGAAGCAGCAGTCACGCTGAAGCTCGACGAAGTACTCCACATCGTGCCACTGCTGGCTGATGAACCGGCGCCGATAGCGGCCGTGGCCGTGCAAAATGTAGCGACCTGATCCCATACGCCTACTTAGGATATCGCCATGCCTCCGCCCACCTGGTCGCAGCCTTCCACGCTGATGAAGCTCGATCCGCGTTGCACGCTGAACCTGCGCGGCTTTGACCGCCGGGGCGCGGCCGCGGCGCTGTGCCAGGTGACGGCGGACGCCTTCCAGGTGCACGGCGTGTTCCGCGATATGGCGGACTTCGCGGTGCTGAAGATCTGGGACGCGGACAATTTCTTCGAGCACTACACGCTGCGCTACCTGCCGGATTTCGACTTCACCGGCGTGGTGCTGACCTTCGATCTGCACTACGCAGGCCTGCAGCCGATCGACAGCCCAAAGTTCAACTGGATCGATTGGGCAACGCTGGATTGCGTGCGCGCGGACGGCAGCACGGCCCAGGTGAAGCTGTGGGATACCGCCACGCTGCAGGCGGGCACCTTCACGCCGGCGCAGGCCACCGTGACGGTGGTGGACAACGGCCTGCAGGCCTTCGACCGCGTGACGCTGTGGCTGAACAACATCGCCTTCGATTACATCGTGCCGAACCCGGCCACGGGCGTGACCGCCGCCACGATCGCGGCCGCGCTTCGCGACCAGATCAACACGGCCAACTGGCCGGCGCTTTCGCCGACGCTGGGGCTGATCGCAACATCGAGCGGCGCGGCGCTGACGGTGAAGGCCGCGCGCTGGGGCACGGTGAATACCAGCGGCACTGCCGTCACCTGGGCCAGCGGCGAGAAGTTCACGGCCATCCCGGCGGGCAGCACCATCTGGATCAACGGCACGGCGTACACCGTGGATAGCGTGGCTTCAAGCACTTCCCTGACCCTGACGGCCAGCGCGGGCACGCAATCGGGCGTGCGCTACCTGGCCGAGCGCGGCGGGCGCGACGGCAACATGCTGACGCTATACGGCCTGTGGAAGAACGCCAACCTGACCTTCGACGCCGCCGAATACGCGCTGGCGGGCGGCAGCAGCGATTGCACCTGGCGCGTCGCGATCGACTTCACCGCGCGCGGCGTTGACCAGCTGCGCGAGGCCTGGCTGACCTTCGCGCCGGCGCTGGCCAACGGCGCCGCCTACGCGGACACGGAATTTGCGGCCACGTTTACCGACTGGGGCTGCACGGATCCGAACGGGAAGCTGCCGCTGAAGGTGGCGGGCCCGGGCAGCGTGCGCATCGGCAGCCGCGACCGCTGGGCCAGGTTCACCGGGACGGGCTGGGCCGAACAGGACGCGAACAACCTGTGGCAGGGCTTCGCGCGGGTTTCGAACACGACCGGCGACCAGCTGCTGATCCGCTACCACTGCCAGCACGCGCATGACCTGTGGCTGGGCACGGCGCTGTATCGCGACAAGGGCATCGTGCAGGTTTCGCTGGATGGCGACACGCCCACAAACCTGGATTGTTTCCTGGACGTGGAACCGCCGGTGATGACGCGGCGCCGCGTGCGGGCCGGGGTGGCCGCCGGGCAGCACGAACTGCTGGTGACCGTGACCGGCACGAAGCACGCGGACAGCCTGGGGACCTGGTTCACCTTCGATTACCTGGAGGCCGCGGTGGCCGCGGATCCGCCGGCGCCGGCGGCGGCCTATACGAACGTTTCGGCAGCGCTGGATTACGGAACCGACCACACCTACAAGCTGCCGGCCGGGCGGATCGTGGCGATGCTGGACCGCATGGGCCTGCGCGGGCCGATGAACGAATACGTTTCCGTGTTCTGGTGGAACCAGCGGCAGCGCGTGGGCGGCGTCTGGAAGACGCTGACGGTGCAGTTCGGCGGCACCTGGGCGGACGGCGACGCGGCCTTTGTCCAGATCGGCGCGTTCACCATGGGCAAGAGCGTGTTCCCGGCGGACACCATCAGCACCATCGCGGCGCACTTCGCGCACTTCATCAACGGCACGCTGGTGGCGATGTGGGCGGAAACCACGGGCACGGCGGGCGAACTGCGGATCCACGTGCGGACGCCCATCTGGGGCGATACCCACGAGGTTTCAAAGGTTTCGGCGGCGGGGACCTTCACGACTTCCGGCGACCTTGCGGTAGGTACGGAAGGCACGTGGGTGGTGGACGATGCCGCCACGCCCGTGCTGAACGTGGCGGCGCGAAAGTGGCATGAGGACTTGTACCACCAGGTGGCCGCGAAGGGCTGGCAGATCGTTTCTTCGTTTTCGATGGAGCTGGTGAATCCTCCGGAGGGCCCGGGGGCGGTGTGGGCCGCGCGCTACGCGGACGGCAGCATCGTGGAAACGGACACGGGCTTCGGCGGACTGAAGACCACGCACTGCAGCTTCACCGCGCCGGTGCTGGCCTACCAGAAACAGGCGTTTCTGGAAGCGGCCGCGCTGATGGACGCGGCGGGCCTGACGCCCTGGCTGCAGTTCGGTGAGTTTCTGTGGTGGTTCTTTTCGTCTGTGGCGCGCAGCGTGGTGGGCGTGACGGGCAACCAGATCCAAACCAACACGGCGCACGGCCTGGCTACGGGCGATCGCGCGGTGATCGCGGGAACCCGAGTTCTGGACGGCACGCGCACCATCACGGTGACGGGCGCGGACACCTTCACGGTGGACGGCACGGTGCTGCCGGGGGCGTGGACGGGCGCGGGCCAGGTGCGCAGCGGTTCGATGGGCTTCTATGACGCCGAAACCACCGCGGCGGCGGCCACGGCGCTGGGCCACGCGCTGACGGTGTTCACCTGCCAGGACGATGATCCGGACGCCTTCCATGGCGGCGCCGATGCGGCATGGCTAGCTGGGCGCATACGGGCGCATGCAGACGCCATCCGCACACACGTGCAAACCAGCTACCCGGCAGCGAAGTTCGAATGGCTGCACGCCTGCGATGTCAGCCACCCGCAGTGCTACCACACGCTGGACCGGCCCTTCCCGCAAGGTGGGCGCCTGAACGCCCGGGTTAACACGCCATCCACGTGGACGTCAAAAGCAGGCAGCGGCCTGGACCGGATCAAAGTGGAGGCGCTATCGTGGGGATCCTTCTATCGAAACCTGGACCGCGCCGCGCAGGCCTGCGCCTGGCCACTGACGGCGCCGCGGGATTGGCCCGCCGCGGATGTGATCTACCTGCTGCCGATCTACAACGGTGGTTGCCCGTGGCAATCGGAGTACCTGCGGGCGCTCAATGGAGGTGTGGCAGCAGTGCTCTTCTGGGCATTGGATCACTTGGCGCTGATGAGCTGGCCGCTGCCGCTGCCGAAGAACGGCCGGGGAGCGCGCTTCATTTAGGGGGACGCGATGAGGATTCGACGGATGTGGGTTGCGCTGTGTGTGGGACTGCTGGGCCTGGCGGGACCGGCCATAGGGGGCACGCGGGTTCGCGATACGTTGTTTGACGCCAAGGGCAACCGCGCACAGGGCGTGTGCGTGATTCAGTGGGGCCCGTTTGTGACAGCGCAGGGCAAAGCAATCGGCGCGGGATCCAAACGCTATGCCGTCCGGAATGGCGTGCTGGACTTGGAGCTCGAGGTCACCGCAGGGGCGATCCCAGCCGGGACTGCATACGCCGTCCGCTGCAGCTTCGCTGGCAGTTTGCCGGGACCGGTGGAACGCTGGCATGTACCCCAAAGCGATGCGCCCGTCAGCCTGGCGGCCGTGCGCGTGACGCAGGCCCTGCCGGTACCAGTAGCCGATCTGAATGTGGGGGTGGCGGATGTGGTGGGATTGGACGAGGTGCTGGCGGACCGGCCGGTAAAGGGTCCGAACTGGCTGCCGTTCCGTACAGCGGTGATCGATTTGGAAGGTAAGCTGGGGGCAGCAAACGGGGCGCTGCACGATTGCGT